GAAGATAAACATGTATTTACATTTCATAGATTCTTTCACGGACATTTAACTAAGAAAAAATGGAAAGAAGATTATCAAGTAACTCAACAAATGCTTAAAGAACATTGTGGATGTGACGAAGGACGAATGGTTATAGGTAAAAAGAAACCATCAGTTATGAAAGTTGAAGTATTTGATAAAGTTGAAGATCAATTTACTCAAAAGAAATTAAAAGAAGAGGCACCTTTTTAATGGCATACACTGAAGAAAAAATAGAAGAAAGAATAGAAGAAATGACACCTAAAAATAAAAAAATGGATATTGTATATTTTTTTCTTTGTGATGGTTTTATAAAAATTGGAAAAGTTAATCCGAATGATGATGAAGATGTTGCAGATCCAGGAAATGAAAGAAGAGTTTTAAGTAGATTAAGTGGTTGTAAAACAGGAAACCCTAAACAAATATATCTTTTGGGTTATCTAATAGGTCAAGAAGATTACTGGCATAGAGTTTTTTATGAATATAAGCACCAGGGAGAGTGGTATAATTATGATGGCTTAAAAGGAATTATTTTTAATTTAAGACTTCAAGGCAGTAATGTTTTTTTAGAAAAATGGAAAGAAGAAACTATCAATGTTTTAGAAAAAAAATTAGAAGAAGATAATTGGTTTTTAAATGAATATGAAAAAGAAGAAAAAAATAAAAAAATAAAAAACGATATTAAAAATATTAAAAAATATACTTGGGATCAATATGTTAGAAAAGTGAGTGGTATAAAATATAACGATATTGAATCAGACGTTATAGAATATAGATTTGAAAAAAGAAATAGTCCTTGGCAATTAGAAATAAATGAGACTAAAAATTTTTCTTCTGAAAACTGGCAAGCAATATGTGATGGGTTAGGTTTGATATTTAGAACAAACGTCGAATATAAAGAGAAAAGAAAAAACTCTATTATAGATGAATTTCATGATGTGATACATGAAGGAGATATGTACTACCACCTTAACCTTTATTCTAATTGTGCACATGGATTAACTTTAAGAAATGCAGTTTTTTTATATAAAAATATGCATTCAGATATAAAAAAAATAGCTATTGATAGAAGAGAAAAAGAAGAAATAAAAATGAGAGAAGCAATGAATAATATGTACAAACCTAAAAAACAATTGGAGAAAAAAACCCTGTGAAAACAATTGTATTAGGACCACCGGGAACAGGAAAAACATATACTTTGTTAAATAAAGTACAAGATTATTTAAAAGATACTGATCCTGATAAGATAGGATATTTTGCTTTTACTAAGAAAGCAGCCAATGAAGCTAAGGGAAGAGCGATGGATAAATTTAATTACACCGAAGATGACCTACCTTATTTTAGAACTTTACACTCACTAGCATTTAGAAAACTTGGATACAGTAAAGATCAAGTAATGCAGAAAAGACATTATGAAGATCTTGGTAAAAAATTAAATATTTTTTTAGATTATAATGAATACGATGAAGAAGAGACTGGTATATTTACTACCAAAAGTGATTATTTAAGATTGATTCATTTAGCCAAACTTAGAAACATAACTTTAGAGCAACAACTTAAATTAGGAGAACACAATACTGAAGTAGAATATAAAACTTTAGTTCATTTAGCTAACGAATTAGAAAGATATAAAAAAGAAAATGTTCTTAAAGATTATAATGATATGATAACAGAGTTTATTAAATCAGATAAATGTCCTAAATTTGATGTTGTGTTTATTGATGAAGCACAAGATCTTTCATTAATACAATGGGATATGGCTAAAACTATCTGGAATAATACAGAAGATTCTTTTATTGCAGGTGATGATGATCAAGCAATATTTAGATGGGCCGGTGCTGATGTAGATTCTTTCATTGCACAAACAGGAAAACTTTTAAATCTTACACAATCAAGAAGAATACCAAGAGCAATACATGACTTTGCGTTAGGTATTATTAAACGTGTATCTACAAGAAGATATAAAGAATGGGCACCAAGAGATCATCAGGGGTCATTAAAATTTCACGATGATATAAAAGATTTAGATATGTCATCCGGAGAGTGGTATGTACTATCTCGAACACGTCATATGTTAGATAATATAGAAGAAGAAATGAGAGAACGTGGCTGGTATTTTGAAAACAGATTTAAAATAATGCCAGAAAAAGATGCAGCTGAAGCTGCAGCAGATTGGGAATTAGCAAGAAAAGGAACTCCTTTAAATTATAAACAAATAGAAAGAATATATAGCTATATGACTCCCCAACATGCAAATAAATTAAAGCTTAAAGGAATGGCTAAAGAAAGTTATTATAATTTTTCTCAGCTAAAAGATTACGGATTAAAAACTGATGGAGTTTGGTATGAAGCATTTGATGACTTAAACTTTAGAAGAAAAAACTACATTAGAAGTATGCGTAGAAATGGGGAGAATTTAAAAACTAATCCAAGAATTCATTTATCTACTATACATAGTGTTAAGGGTGGCGAAAGACCCAATGTAGTTTTATTAACTGATCTTACTAATAATACTAATAGATCTTACAGAAAAAATCCTGATGATGAGACAAGATTATTTTATGTAGGTGCAACACGAACTAAAGAAAATTTACATATCATAAGACCTAAAGATTATGAAAAAGCATATCCAATGGAGAATATATGATTCATCCTTATGCTGAAAGTAGAAAACGAGCTAGAAAAAAATGGAGAAAAAGTGAAAAAGGTAGAGCATGGGATTTAGCATACAGTCGTAGGCCACATGTTAAAAAAAGAAAACATGAAGAATATATTAACCGATTAATAAGGAATGCAATATGAGTGTTTGGGATAAACAACACGGAGGATCACATTATCAAAAATTTAAAATTCAACCAAGTAAATTTGTTGTAGAAAATGAATTGCTTTTTCCGGAAGGATGCGCTATAAAATATATCTGTCGTCACAGATTGAAAGGAAAAAAGGAAGATATTTTGAAAGCTATACACTTTTTAGAAATGATTCTTGAAAGAGATTATCCTGAGAGTTCTGGCAAAAATCCCCAAGCAGTAACCAGCGGGATCTCTCAAAAAAATTCATGGGGGATACTTAAATGATGCAAGTGCCTTTATTTAAACCACAAACTGAATGGATACCTCCTGAAGAATTTCCAAATTTATCAAAATATAAAGAGATAGCAATTGACTTAGAAACCAAAGATCCTGACCTGATAAAAATGGGATCAGGTGCTGTGACTGGTAGAGGAGGTGTTACAGGTATTGCTGTCGCTGTTAAAGATTGGTCTGGATACTATCCAATTGCTCATGAAGGTGGTGGTAACATGGACAAGAAAAAAGTTTTAAAATGGTTTCAAGGAGTTTTAAACACAGATTCTATCAAAATATTTCACAATGCAATGTATGATGTTTGTTGGCTTAGATCTTTAGGACTTAAAATAAATGGTAAAATTGTTGATACTATGATTGCTGCCGCAGTTGTAGATGAAAATCAAATGCGTTATGATTTAAATAGTTGTAGTAGAAGATATATAGGTAAAGGCAAAGATGAATCAGCTTTGTATGATGCAGCAAAATCATGGGGAATAGATCCTAAAGCAGAAATGTATAAACTACCTGCTATGTACGTGGGTGCATACGCAGAAAAAGATGCTGAGCTTACTTATGAACTTTGGCAAGAACTAAAGAAAGAAATTTTACACCAAGATATACAATCTATTTTTGAATTAGAGACTGAACTTTTTCCTTGCCTAATCGATATGCGTTTTTTAGGAGTACGAGTAGACGTTGAAGCAGCTCATCAATTAAAAGAACAATTACTAACAGAAGAAAAAGAATGCTTAAAATTAGTAAAAGCAGAAACTGGAGTAGATACCCAAATATGGGCAGCGAGGTCGATAGCGCAAGTTTTTGAAAAACTTCACCTACAATTTGACCGAACCGAAAAAACAAATTCTCCATCATTTACAAAAAACTTTTTACAGAATCACCCCCACCCACTGGTGAAACGAATAGCCCGCGCCCGTGAAATAAATAAAGCGCATACCACGTTTATTGATACCATATTAAAACATAATCACAAAGGAAGAATACATGCTGAAATAAACCAATTAAGATCAGATAATGGTGGAACAGTGACGGGAAGATTTAGTTACTCAAATCCAAATTTACAGCAAATACCAGCACGGAACAAGGAACTTGGACCACGGATTAGGTCCTTATTTATCCCTGAGGAAGGCCATACATGGGGTTGTTTTGACTATTCTCAGCAAGAGCCTAGGTTGGTAGTGCATTATGCAGCTTTACAGAATCTCTATGGCGTGGACGAAGTATTGGAAGCCTATAAATTAGGCGATGCCGATTTCCATACTATCGTGGCAGACATGGCAGAGATACCGAGGGGACAGGCTAAGACCATAAATCTTGGTCTGTTCTATGGTATGGGTAAAAATAAATTACAAGCTGAACTAGGAGTATCTAAAGATAAAGCCGAAGATCTTTTTAGACAGTACCATACGAAGGTACCCTTTGTTAAAAAACTTATGGACAATGTAATGAGAAGAGCACAGGATTCAGGAAAAATTAGAACTTTACTTGGAAGACTTTGCAGATTTCATTTATGGGAACCAAATCAATTTGGGATTCATAAAGCCCTGCCTCATGATGCAGCGCTCTTGGAACACGGACCAGGGATCAAACGTGCTTACACTTACAAAGCACTAAATAAATTAATTCAAGGGAGTGCAGCTGACATGACAAAAAAAGCAATGATTGAATTATATAAAGAAGGAATTACTCCACACATACAAGTTCATGATGAATTAGATATATCAGTTAGTGACAATGCAGGTAAGATAAAAGAAATAATGGAGGACGCAGTTTCTCTTGAAGTTCCTAATAAAGTAGACTATGAATCCGGACCCAACTGGGGTAATATTAAAGAGGAGGAAATATGAAACAAATGTTAAAACAATTAAAAGTAAAATGGGATGTATGGTCTCTATACTATAGAGAATACATCATTGGTTTTGTTATTGGTTTTGTTATTGGCGCTATAATTTTGTAATGTGCTATGGCTTATCTCAATGTAAATATTCCTGTGACGTATGCACAGATCAGGAGAGAGTATCTCTATGATCTTAAAAAACATCATGGCGAAGTTGAAGACTGCATTATATTTGGGCTTTCGTCCATTACTGGTCGTCCGTTACTTTTTCATGCAATTATGGAAAATGGTGCAATATTTTATAGATTGCCTATTTCAGCCTTTATTCAAAGAGGGTTTGATGTCAAAGAAATACCTAGGATGCGACTTGACGAGCTGGAGCTTTGGAATTGTTTTAGTTATCACCCTGCTGTTACTTCTTATGATATCTTAGACGGACAATCTGGCAAATACATTGGTAAAGATAAAAAATGGTACCATGGTGCGTACCTTTTTACAGTTGATTTTGCTCACCCAGATAGTAATATACTAGACACAGATCATTCTGAGATTCCGCACGAACATAAGTGCGCTCACATACTTGCGTTAGAAAACGGCAACTATGCGGCACAGCCAAACAATAGATTAATATGGGATATTCCATCGTTTACAGTTAAAGATGAAATTCCTGACTGGAAAGTTCAAACTTCCGAGTGGAATGTAGAAGACACTCGAAAATGGAGAACGGAAGACACTGATAAATTCTTCTACGAAATTGAAGAAAAAAAAGATGATTAAAAAAATTAAACAATTTGTAAAACATTACATTGAAAAAATTTTAGGTAAAAGATGTAAATGTGATGAATGATAAGATTATTACTGCATTGTTGGCTATACTCATCGCACTTGGAGGTTGGACGCTCAGCCGAACGTTCTCCCTGTCGCAAGATATGGTCCTTATTAAAGAAAAAGTATCACAGGTGGAGAAAGCAATGGATGAACAATTATGGAATTCTATACCCGATTCAAATAAAAAGAAAAAGAAAAAGCGTAAGAAAAAAAAGAAGCAGGACTAATGCCTAATGAAAATAGTAGACGTAATAAAATCAAATTTTGTAATGATACCTGTAGTAGCGTCCGTTATATTCGGATCGTTTACGGGTATTAAATACGTTATTAATCTTAACGACACTATTTACGCTAACAAACAAGAAATTATAAATCTCAGAAGAGATATTGCAGTAGAACAAGAAAAAGTATCTGATCTCAGAACTAGACTTGCAGCAGCTGAATCGACATGGTCGATGGCTGAAAACTTATACCAAACATTAGCTAACACGGTAAGGGAGCATTCTTATGACATCAAAGATATTAATCGCGATCTTAATAACTAGTGTATGTTTTATATATACCTTAGCTGAGGCACGTAATGAGTATCTCAATAATGGTTATAGAGAATGTAGAACAGGCGAAGTAGATGTTTCTGTTCAACAAAGAGATACTGATTATAATTATAGTGACGGCAGTACTCATGAAGAAGAGTACCTTAGATTAACTTTTAGAAAGTATTTAGGCCATGCTTGCACAGAAGAATTTAAAGATCTTCAGATGGAAAACATGAATTTAAAACAACAATTAGAATTGTTTAAAATGTGTAACAAAGTGAACAGAAATCCTAGTCTGGCTCTTAATCAAAACTTTAATCTTTTAGTGTCTAAATGTAAGGGAATTGTACCTACTACCAAAGAAAAAGATCTGGAAAGACCTAAAGGAAATCACTGGGAAAACCTTAAAAAAGAGTATATAAAAGAAAACCCTGGAAATTATATGGGGACCAGAAAACCTCTTATAATGCCCACAGACGAACAATTGGAAGGACCTTTACCGGAACCAAAACAATGATGGAAAAAATTTTAACGATGTTAGTTGGACTCCTAATAGCATTAGGAGGGTGGAGTCTATCTAGAACTTTTGAACTATCAACTATTCAAGCTGTACAAATGGACAAAGTACAAAAACTAGAAAGATATTTTGAAAAACTACAAGATCAAATGGATGACATGCAGGACTCTGATAAAGAGATTATGGACCAACATAAAAAATTATTTGAAAAATTAGATCAAGGCAACACAGGATATAGTTATAACTAATGGCAAAACCTTTAAAAATTTCTGAAGAAGCAGCAGTTCAAATGCCTATGAAGACGGTAGCTTCGTTGATCGCGATGGTAGCGATCGGTACCTGGGCTTACTTCGGTATTATTGAGACTCAAAACAAAATTCAAACAACAGTAGAACTAATGTCTAAAGACTTAACTGAGAATAC